AATTACTACGGAATTGAAAAAGTATCTTTTGCTAGATGGAATAAAGGAACCGCTGCGCCTAGTTGGTGGGAAAGATTCCGGCGGTCATAATACGTGATAAAAAGAAAATAGTTTCCTTATTTATCACGCTTTATAATTAGGCCTGGCAACCAAAAGGAGTTTAAGCCATGTATCAAGTAAAAGGGCCATGTTCACAAACGGCAACCCTCAACATTACAAGCACTCCACCCTATGCATATCACGGCGAATGGCCGGTAACTATCACTTGCGGCATACCGGCAGAAACCGCACCGGACGGCAGTAGCCTCACCCCCTTGCTAGCGGATTTACGCGCCTACGCGTTAAGTCAGCAAACAGATAGCCTGGGGTACATAGTTGATGTACGGGTTAGTGATAACCCGGAGGATGCAGATAACCTAACCGGCAACAACGAAATTTGGGTTACCATCACCTACCCAGTTAGCAAGGAAGACCAAGAAAAAGGGTACTGCACACGTTATCGGCATATTGCCATTGGGGCCTTTGACTATTGGTCCGATGTATGCGGGCACCCTTGGCAGGAAATGAACCCAGAAGGGGGCTCGGGCAAAAAAATCACTGACCAATAACTATTAACCAAGGCGAGCGGCGGCGTCAGGGGCTGGTTAGACCTTTTCCAGCATTCAAAAAGGCTAGATGCTGCGGCGGCTTCATTTGCATGGGAATGCCGTACCGTTAATCTAGTCGACCGCCGCATCCTTTATAAAGAAAGGTAGAAAGATGCAACTGATTACAAAAGCAATCGAACGTCAGCTGATCGCCAACTGGCGTAATCGTTCAAAAGCCACGGAACACAAGCCTCCGCTAAAGCTCTTCACGCCTTGGGGAGCCAACACTTGGCTGATAAGTGAAATGAACGGCGACAATAATGACCTGCTGTTCGGCCTGTGCGATTTGGGCATGGGAGAACCCGAACTGGGGTACGTTAGTCACCAAGAACTGCGCAATATTGAAGGTCCAATGGGGCTTACCATCGAACGGGACATGCTGTTCCAGCCGGAAAAAAGCCTTTTGGACTATGCCCAAGAGGCCGCAGAACAGGGGGCCGTAACGGCTTGAAGAGTAAAAAGAAATTTAATCGCATATTGTCCCGGGGTATAATTGGGCATAGCAAACCAAAGGAGCCAAGCTATGCCAACCGATAGCAGCCACCGCACGTGGACCGCGCAAGGCGGCGGTTACGCCACTGATGACACTGGCGCTACCACGGATTTTTTTATTATCGCCCAGCACACCGACAAATGGGGGCTAAACGGTACTCCAACGTTTGAAGTGCTGGGCCACTTCTCCTCCGAAGATGATTGGGGGGAAACCAACGAGGAAAATTGGGAATCCTGGCTGCAAGACCGTGCCGTTGCCCTGGCCAAAAAACATGGCCTAGACCCACAGCACACGGTAATCACCATAGTCAGCAATGCGTTCTACAGCAACACACTGTTTGGGCACAAGTAATGACCCGTAGTAAGGAAAAACGTGCTGAATACCAAAGAAAATGGCGCCAAGAAAACAAGGAAAAACGTGCTGAATACAACAGGAGATATTACCAAAAGAATAAAGCGAAACGCGCTGAAACGGCCAGCACGGCTACCGGATGGATAAAAAGAAACTGGCGTCGTATTTGGTCCGGCCCTAAAATATAAGGGTAAGGCTTACTGAACCGCAAAATAAAGGGAGTTAAAACATGTCAACTCGCGCAAACATTAAAATCATGGACGAGATCACCGCTCTATGGTTCTATCGTCACAGCGACGGTGACCCCGAAACAACGCTGCCCGTTCTTACTCAATTCATGCGCTGGATGGCCGACGGGCGCATTCGTGCGAACGCACAGCAAGCTAGCGGCTGGCTAATCGCCCTGGGCATGCAGGAATACGGAACCGGCACGGAGCCCAACGGCGATTGGAAAATAGGAACTATTGAACCAACCGACGGCCAACACGCTGACATTAGTTACCTGTACACCGTTGACACGGTTAAACAAGAAATACGGGTTGAGGCTGTGGATATGCAACGGGGGCTGTTTTCACTGAACGTAATTAAAGTCAGTAAAAACCTGTCTTAACGGAGCCTGATAAAAAGAAACTAGTGTCGTATTTGCTCCGGCCCTACAATAAAGGGTAAGCAAAACCAAGGAGGGCTAAATGGACCAGAGGGGCACCTATCGCATTTGCATCCCACCGCGCTTTTTCCAAAACCATAGTGAACGGGATTCGCCGCCGTTAGGCAAAATCATCGAACGCACCAAACGCGGCGTGGTAATTGAATGCAACAAAGCCGAAATGGAGGAATGGCTCAGCCAAGCGCAAATATACAGTACCTGCGCGGGGTCAACCATAGGCGGCATCCCGGTCGCGCACCACAATCTGGGGCTTCAAGCCTCGGCACGGGCAACCGTCCAGCGTATTGAACTGCTTCACAATCACCTGGAAAAAAAGGAGGGCTAAATGGAACACGTAACCGTAGACATTGCTATCTCGACAGTTAAAGATTTTATCGGGACCAAAAACGGCTCCGGTAAATTTGAAGGCGAATCAGGGCTCACCAACTGGCTCTGGCACTGCATCATGAACGGTGACGGCGAAGAACACTATCCCGGCACAAACGGCAAAGACGAATGGGACAATGAGTGTACCGGCATCATATACACCATGTTCACAATCGACGCAGACGAGGCCGACGCATTCTCCGACGAGGTTAAAATTGGCGACACAAGCGTAATATGGGAGGACTCACAAGGCTTCGTAAATCGCTGCGACTTTGCAGATCGGACACAAACACTGCAATTTATAGATGATCACGAACAAGGGGGGTAGAATAAGCGGCAACAAAACAGTGGGTACGTAACCCCCGGTCACAAGTGCGCGGACCTATAGGTCATCTCAGAATGAAATGGAGTAGTGCAGTTCCAAAAATTTCAAAAATGCTAATAGGCGTAATAGGTTTGGAAATACAGTATTTAAATCAAAAGGTTAAGGGCTATTAGGGAGTTATTTATCATTAAACGTGTCTAATAGGTGCAATACGTTTAGTCAAAGGGTAGCGATTCTCTTAGACCGCCACGTACGCGATTTCCAAACCTATACTTCTTCGACGTTCTGAGCTACCTTTAGGGCGTTGTTTAGAAAGAGGGAAAGATGAGCGGATCTGCAAACAGCTACGCTGGTAAAGTCAAACCAAGAAAGCCCGATAAAAATCAAATAGAGCAAATGTCGGACTATGATAAAGTCGGTACTCGTCGTCAAAAGCTCACCGATAAGCAGCGGACGTTTGTTTATGAACTGGTCGTCAATCAGTGCATACCAACCGAAGCCGCTCGGCGGGCAGGGTATAAGCATCCCAGCATTCGCGCTTTTGAACTGTTAGATAAAGACCATTATCCTTATGTATCTGAACGAGTGGAAGAATTTCGGCTGGAACTACAGCGTAAGTATGAAGTAACTTACGAAGATCATATACAACAGCTCGCAAAGCTGCGCGACATCGCTCTACAAAACGGCGCTTATTCTGCTGCCGTCAACGCAGAAAAAGCACGGGGTCAGGTAGGCGGCTTATACATTGATCGTAAAGAAGTTCTGGTTAGTAGGATTGATGTGATGGATAAGACAGACGTCGTTAAGCGTTTGCGTGAGATCCACCACCAGTACAGACCTATACTTGATGTGACCCCGGAAGAGCAGGACCATGAAGGAAGCCGATCTTTGGAGAAAGATACGTAACGGGACTAAGAGCTTAGGGATACATTGGTCGCGCGTGGAATCGTGGGCGGGGCCTGGAGTTCCGGATTTAAACGGATGTTACAAGGGTCACGAGTTTTGGATAGAACTGAAGGTAAGGCGCAGTAAGAGAATAGTCTTCCGACCTCATCAAATGGTGTGGCACTACAGTAGGCTCAAAGCAGGAGGGTCGACTTTTATAGTGATCGGTGATCCACGGAGCGGGGTTGTTGATCTTTACCCAGGGTCCGTCGTCCGTCGTTTGATAGAAGATGGAGCGGTTGATCCGATATGGTCGTCGCTGATTCGCAAGTGTGATTGGAGGGCCCTGGTTGAAGCGATCCTTGATCATAGATCCGTGATGAAAGATCCAAGATCTGTTGTCGATGGTGGTGACCGCAACGATAATAAAGAAGTTGCTTAGATGGTAGCGGCGGGCTATACTTCGAACAGTTAGCTTGCATTGAGCTAGCGCCATGAGAAAGGAGAATACCATGGCAACGAAGAAGCAAACCAAATTGGTGGGAACGGCAACTAAAGACCCCATCAGCGAACGTGCGGTTAGCGCGTTTCTGACGGCTAATCCCACGGCAACCATTCAGTTGACCGGCGGGCCTTCCCCGTTGACCAAGCCGAGCGGCAAGCGGTTTGAGATCTTTGGGCTGATGGCCAACTGGGACCAACCGGCTGTCAAGTTTGTGCAGGATAAGCGCGTGACGGAGCGCGGTGGGGGCGTTGGTGATTTGACTAATGCCCTGAATGGCAAGCCGAGGGATGGGTACGCGCCGTTCATTGAACTGGTGGCGTAGGCCGTCGCAACGGGCGGGGCGCTTCGGCGCTCCGCTTTTTTTGTGCTGGGCAGTCGTCGTCGTCGTCGTCGTCGTTTGATCGAAGATCCGGGATCCCCTCCCCCCCACTCCCATACCCATACCAACACCAACACCCGATCTAAGATCCAAGATCTTAAGCTTTGGGTCCAAAAAAGGGCCACGGCAGAACCGTGGCCCACTGTCGCCGCTTGTGGCTTTAGCTTGACTTAGACGCCACACCCTTCGGGGTAGTCGCCTTCGATGATGTTTCCCCAATATTCGCCCAGCCCAAGGTTCAGCACGATTTTGTCAAATGCTTGGCAATGGACCCAACCTTCGTGCCCTTCTAGCCATGGTTCGCGATCCTCGCTATCGCTACCGGCTAGGTTCGCCACGTAATAGAGCTGGGCGAGAGCTTCGACGTATTGGCGCTTGGTCATGGCAATTCCTTTTGGTTTGCGTGCGCGTTGCGCGCTACCTATTATAGGCCGGGGGCCGTTGTCCGCAAACATCGTTTAGTCGTTCGTCGTCCGTCGTCGTCCGTCGTCGTCGTCAAGAATCTAAAGTCTCTTGCGCCGCTCCAGTCCAGTCCAGTCCAGTCCAGTCCAGTCCAGTCCAGTCCAGTCCACTCGGGTCCGCGCTCAAGGGGGCTGTTGCCATTTTGCAACGGTTGCAATTAAAAGGTAGCGCGGCGCTTGCAACGGTTGCAAAGCGCTACCCTTTAGGGCACTATTGGGCGTGGCCAATACCGGCCGCGTTGCACAACCAAAGGGTTAACATTATGCCAAACACACAAACCGCAACCAAAACCAAAACCGCACCGGCCGTGGTACTGGCGCCCGTGGCACCGGTAACCCAAGCAACCATGCTAACGTTGGCGCATGCCGCGCATAGCCATGGCAGCAAAACCATTGCCGGGTACCACGCGGGTAACACGCCGTGCCTGGCCAAAACCAACGTACCGGTTGTGGCCGCTAACTTGGTGCGCGCCTACTTTGCACAAAACCCGGGCGCAACGGTTACACCTACCGGCGTGGCCAATACGGTTTGGGGTACGCGCGGCAAACCCGGCGGTGCGCGCCACAACATACAGGCCGCCATTATGGCGGGCGGGCCGTTGGCCAAGCTGGCGGCCGTTTGCAAGGGCAACGGCGCTAGCTACGGTGGGCTTGCCGACTTGGTAGCTATGGTATGGCTAGGCCTGGTTACCATAAAATAGTTTAACCCTGGCCCGCGCGGTAACACCCGCGCGGGCCGCAACCAAGTAAAACGCCAGCGCTACCAAGTAACGCCCAAGTAAAGGGTAGCGCTACCAAGTAACGCGTAGGGTACCCACCGCCGTTCCACTTGGTTTATGCTTGTCGTTACTTGGGGGGTCCACCCCCCCTATCGGCCGCGTCGCGGCCCACCCGCCCTCCCAGATT